TATACATAAATAGTGCCGCCACTAAAACTGCCAGCAGCAGCTAAAATTGTGATAGAACTGATTGCCGCTGAGCCGTCATAAATACCTGTGCCTTTGACATACCAAGTGTTTGCAACATTTGCGTTGGTGCCTGACGAATCCCAAGTTAAGAAAAAGTAATCAGTATCCGTCGGTCTAAATATGTTGAGAACTACGCTTCCTACCTTATACGGTGGCGATGAAGCGGATCCCAATCGATTCGCAAGTATAATGTCGGTTTGTGTTATTTGATTACTACCTTCAACATTTGGAGTTGTTCCGTAGTTCATATAACGCATTGATGAATAATTGCTTCCTGTATCCCCATTCACTCTTAATGAAAAACCGTTCTGATCTCCGTTTAAATAAGCGTTTTTAATTTGTATTTGCAGATTTATATAACCAGTAGAAGTGAAACTGACTGTAGTCGATGCGCCAGATAAGGATGTACCACCTGAATTGAGTAGGGTCATTCCACCACCTGAAGCAGGTGTTGCCCATTTTAAGCCTGTTGCGGTTGACGAATCAGCCGTTAAAACCGTATCGTTTGCACCAACCGCTAAACGCGCTGGAGTATCGTTAGCCGTTGCAGCGATAAGATCGCCCTTAGCATCCACAATTGCATTCTGGATTGCATTGGAATCATCTTGAGCAACCCAAGAAAAGTCTAGGTCTGTGCCTGAAGCCTTAGCTAGTACCTGACCAGTTGTTCCGCCTTTTAGATCGACCAAGGCAGTATCAATATCTTGGCCAAGTGCAGCAATAGCGGTAGCGCCATCCTTTACTAGGTCTGTGGATTGGGGGATATCCCAACCAAAGTTGGTAGTTGTTGTTGCCATTACGCTACTGCTCCTATCGCATTTAGCCAGGTTAGGCTCGTGTTAAGTGTATTCCAAGTTTCTGCTGCATTGACCTGTTCCCATTTTACCGCAACTTGCGAAAAGTTCACAGGAGATGCGTTAAATGTTACGGTCAAATTGTTAAGTGAGGCTCTGAACGTCCAGCCCTCGATGTAACCCTGGAACGATCCGCCGTTGATATTGCCGGGCAGGTTTTGAATCCAGACTGGCTGGCCTAAAAATATATTGATCAAAGCATCTCGATCGGCGTTGTCGATCTCAGGGTTTCCAAGTACGAAAGTGATACTCTGGAATTTAGGGTAAGGATAGGCTCGAAGCTCGATGTAACGATCTGCCAATGCTTCGGCATCTGCTACTTGCCTAATACGCGAAGTGTATTCTTCGGCGTAAACTCCATAAATTGATTGGCTTGTTAAATCTTGAGCGGTATAAGTATGCCCAGCGTTCTGACCAGATTTAATAACAAATTTATTTCTTAAATCTCCAGCGCGAGTAGTAGCTGCTAAACCTATGCCATTAGCGTGGTTAGCATCGAGTGTGGTGTATCCATTAGCCGCTAGATAATCTTGGCGATGAGTTTGATCCGCGTATCCAATGTTGCCATTTGCATCTTCGTAAAGAACGCCAAAGGCTGATGTGGCGATTGCAGTACAAAGTGAGTAAAGGTCTGTATTGTTTGATGGTCGAGAAATCATGTCGTAATTGCCAGGTCGGTCAATTTCACCAAGCCCGATGTTTACGGCATTAGCCCAAGTTTCGGTCGGGTTATATGTAGCCCAAGTTTCGGCTGGTGGTACTTCATTCCATTGGCCTAAAAGATAACCTGATAAAAGGCTATAAATTTGGTCTCCATCTTGGTCTTGAGATAATTGACCAGGATCGATAATCCTAGGAAGTTTGGATAACGCTCCAAGGGCTGTAATAGTTGCAGTAGTTGTATAACCCAAGTCCCCAGCCTGATTAACTGCAATAGTAAAATCAGAGATAAACCCGCCAAAGATAGGGATATAAGTCCCAACTGAATTAGTTACTTCTACTGTAATGCCAGTTCCAACGGTAAAGTCATAACTTGAGTTATTAAGGTTCATTAACTGTAACTGACAATAACCCGCAACTGGCTGAACGTTGATATCTGTACGCCCAGAAGTAATTACTAGGTTAGCGATAGTTACATCTGTTATCTCAACGCTATTAACTAGAACCTTATAGGTCGGAGTATATGCAGTCATTAAACGAAAGCCGCGCTGCCTAGGGTTCCTCGAGCGTTAGAATCATTAAGAATCTGAACGATCTGACGAGCTGCTGATTCGCTATCAATCGCGCCATTGACCGTAATGTTGGTAGTAGATACTGGTCTGACGTTTAGGTAACTTGGAATGCTTGAAGGAGTGACCGGGGTGGTAGGAGCTGACGAAGAAGATGCTCCAGAGAATGACGAATTACTGAAAGGATTAAGATTGCCAGCAAGCTGCTTAGATAAATCAATTACTCGCTTGATTGCATTGTAAAGATTGTTAAAGAAAGTGACCACGCTGGCAAGGCCATCGATCAGTCCAGAGATTGCTTTGCCGACTATGCTCAATGCTGCGCCTAAAGTCTTGCTCAATATAGGTGCTAATACATCACGAGCAAATTCTGCAACTGCCTTGAATAAATTAAGAAGCGGCTTGAGTTCTTCGCTGTTATCGCTTAGCGAATTCTTAACTGAGTTAAAAGCGCTGCGAAGGCCATTAGTGATAGGGGTTAAGAATTCAATTACTGGGCGCAACTTCTCGCCTAGGTTATTGGTAAAGTCTGCAATGGCTGGAATTACTCTATTGACGATTACTTCAACCATAGGAGTTATGGCCGTTAGGATGTAAGAGCCTACGGTTTCCTTGCCTTCATTAAAGGCAATTTGCAAGCGAGTTAATTTGCCTTGGAATGTGTCTGCCTTAGCAGCAGCTTGATTCTCAAAAGTATCTGCAAGTTGAGCAGTTATTTGATCCATGCTCATTGTTTTTAGTTCAGCCGATGTAAGTCCTATACCTAATTTGCCAAGCGCGGCGGTATTACCTTCGGCTGCGCGAGCCATAGCATTAGTGACCGCCTCGAGTGATTTACCTGAACCTGCTGCAACGTCGATCGCAACTGTCTGTAATTTCTGAGCCTTTTCAAGATCTCCAGTAGCCCGGGCTAAACGCTCCAGCGATGGACGAAGGTCGTCATCGGTAATTCCAAAGGCTAAAGAAGTTTGAGTTATATAATCTTCTGTAGCCTTGATTTGGTTATCGGTTGCTTTAGTTACATTCTTAAGAGTTAGGGCTAACTTTTCCTGAGCGGCTGCATCCTCGATGGCAGACTTAACTCCATCGATGGCTAACTTGCCAGCATAGGCAACGGCTGCTGCGCCTGCGGCCGCAAAGGCTAACCCAGCCTTTTTTCCAAAGTCTGAAACTTTATCGCCAAAGGACATAACATCCTTGTCGGCCTTATTAAGATTTTTAGTAAAGTTATCGACATCAGCAAGAAGCTTGAGCGTTAACGCCCTTGTACCTGTTGCCATTAGCCCCACTCCTTTAAAATCTTAGTAAACGATTCAGTCCATCTAGCAACGATCTGAGGTTGGATCTTTCTCAAAGTTGGATAGATAAACCAGCCCTTAGAGCCTCGACCTTCTCGGCCTGACCAAACAGGGAACTGCTTATATTTATTAGAACCAAATTCTGTACCGCCCCAAATATCTCGAGTGGTTGCTCCACCTGAGAACTTCTGAGAAGCGAATCCATAAGTAATCTCACCTATACGGCTTGACTTCTTAACCCGAGAACCCTGAGCAATACGGCCTGAAACTTTAGTGTTATTACCCCTGCTTGCAGTTTGAATAACCTCAGCCCGGGCGAATTCAGCCAGAGCGCCTGATTGGCGCTTGGCCTCATCGTTTGCTTCTTCACCCATATTCTTTAAAGCTTTAAAGACTTGACGAAGTTCAGTCTGGTCTAGTGCTACTAGCTCACTTGCCACGATTGCGCTCCTCTAGTACTTCTATTGCTGTAAGAATATCCTCGGCACTTTGCCACTTATCCATCGGGATCTGTGTTGCTATTGCCAGTTCAACTAAGAGTCGGCTTACGCTTCCTCTTGGATGACTTTTGGGTCTTCCCCACCTACTTCAATATCTGAGACTGACTCCATCCAAACATCGAGTGCCTTGGTTGGCTTGCCGCCTGCTTCGCGTTTCATCGCTGAATGCGTTACATAAAGAATGTCCCACATGCCGCCAAACTGAGAAATAACCTTTTTAGTTGTCATCTCCCACTTGGCGTAATCAGGTGGGCGAACCAGGTAAGTGGTTTCGGTTCCGTCTGTGTATTTAATTGTTATGTTTTGTTGCATTGTTTTGCTCCCGTTTCTGTATTAGTTAGAACGCCTCTGTTGGCACTCCAATAACTTGGAATGATAAAGATACTGTTTGAGCATCTGGAGCAGTTCCACCGGCTGATGGCCATGATGGCAATACCTGAAAACTGAATACTGCGCCTGATGCTGCTGTGAATACTGTGTTAATACCTGTGTCTGGTGATGACTCAGATACGCTCCATAGAATCTCACAAAGAGAACCAGTTGCGCCCCAGTCTGCCAGCATTTCAACATTAAAGGTGAAATTATTATCGGTAACTTTAAAAGCCTTGCCATCAAGTGTCTGATAGGTTTCGCGAGTCATTTCACCGATAAGCGTTGCGGATGTTGCTTGTGCATCGAAATTGTTACCACCAATGGTAAAGGTAACATCCCGACCAGTTATTACTGTGGTAGCCATATTATTTTCCTTTAGTTTGTTTGTGTATAGTAGGTAGAAACTCTGATATCGGCTACCAATACATTGGATGGCCCGACTTGAGTTACTGTTGGTTTTTCAACCGCTCCGATTGCATACCCGGCTGGGATTACCTTCAGAACACTTATGACGAGCTGCTCGAGATTGTCGAGCGATGCAGGATTGCTGTTATATGCAACCGCGACGGAGATGACTAGGTTAATCTTTGTTCGGATTTGTGACTTTCCGATAGTTTCTAATTCAAGATAAGGTGAATCTGGAACTGTAACGACGAACGGGACCATGGGTGTTTCTGGAACGTAGGCATAAACATTGCCTGCCACGCTTGCGAAGGCTGTGGCTAATGGAGTCCGTACTGTATCTAAAATTGTGTTTGGCATTACTGCACCATTGAATCGGTATCGATGAACGCTCCGAGAAGTCCTGACACGCGATTAAACAAGCTACGGCCTAAGCGATAAGGGCTTACCTGGGTGAAGTCGATTCCCTCGATCTGCCCACCTGGAGCGATCCGAGACTGAAATACTTCTACTGAGACTGCTAGGACTGCTGATTCTACTGCGCTGTTTCCTACATAAGTAGCTGCGCCAGATAGCGTTGCCAAGCCAGAAGGAATTACCTTGCGCTCTGTAATATCGGCGTTTGTTAAGGCTACTGTGATGAA